CGTTAAGCCAATATTCAAAGTATCTCCAGCATCAGCAATCGTCATTTGATCCATTAGACCAGTGAAAATTGGTATATACTCATTGCGATCAGAATCAGACACATCAAAATTTATCAAATCAAAATCAACGATATATTCCCCTGCCTGTGTCTTCAGAAGATCAGGCACTCCAATGATTCCAAAATAAACATTAGCTGTTCGATTTTGATATTTTTCTGCAAGAGCCAAAGACATGATCGACGCTGAAATTCCCGACAAAGAAATAGTTATACCTCTTGCAGAAATATCGGCAGTATCTTCTATTGTCGAAACGCTTAATAGCGACCCCGCCCCTGTATAGGTATTGCCTGAATACTCAAGATCAGTAAGACCATTCCAAAGCCTGATAGGCCCGGCCGGCGATCTAGTTGGATCAACAATATCCACAGAATCAAAAAGCATTTCAACAAGTATAATTGGTCGGACAACATCTCCCTGAAGAACGCTATCAAACCCTGTTGAAATAGGTCTGGTCATAACGCCTCTACTGCTGCAAAGGAAATGCCGTAGATTGATGCAGTATCAATGTTGAATGACGTTTCTGGTGAACTCAGTCTAAAAACACCAACTGCATTTTGAACAACAACCGTATCACCATCTGTTGGTGATGATCTAAGATCAGGCCAAATTGAAATGTTTGCCTCGTAATTTGCATTCGATGAAACGTCTTCCAGAACTTTGTAAAGTTTTGAGGTCGCACCTGACCCTAGCTGAATGTAATCACCCGCTCGTAAATAATTAGCCACGTTTGCTGGCAAGCCATCGACAGCGACCGTGCCACCAGATTGGGATGATCCGTTCACTACAGGAGTGCCGGGTGTTGTAGAAGCCTCTCCTCTTGGAATTGCAGCCACAGGATCACCCATTGTGAATGTGCCGTACTGACCGCCTAGAGACATCAAGAACGCTATCCAACCATCTGCATCTGCTCTGACTAATGCTGGCAGAGTAATTGTAGCTTCCCATCTTGATCCAACATTTTTCTGAATTTGCTGACGATATGTAAACGGTGAACTGGTTATTGCAACCGAGTTGCGAGCCGTCATTGTAATCTGAGCAATGCCTGTTGATGGGAATGTCAGAGGATAAGATATCGCCATTGGTTAGCCTCCGAATGCCATAGCGAACGAGCCGCCTCGACGTTTTGCATCGACAACTGCATTCTTAGCGGCATTCGAGATTTGCGGCAACAACTGCTGAATCTCAGCACGAACTGTCTGCTGAACGCCTGTAGAGATATTGATTGTCTGGTTAATAGTTACTCCACCACCTGAGTTACCACCTAGAGCATTGTTAGGAACGATGGAGCCACTACTGCCGGGCATAAATAGTTCTGGGCCTTTCTCACCGACGATGTACGGACTGTTCGCAGAGACTGGGCCACCAGCCGCTCTAGGGCCAAACGTAGGAGGAGAGTAACCTCCAGTTGAACCAAAGCCAAACAATGATCCAAGATTAAAACCGCTACCGCCGCCAAAGATTCCAGCCAGCATTGATCTAATTTGGATCCGTATCAGATCAGCGATGATCGAGTTAGCAAGTGATTTGAAATCTGCCTTGCCTGTGGTTACAAAACTTACTAAAGCATCTTCCAATCCGCTAAACGCATTAGTCCATGCAGAATCAACTGCACTAGCAACATTCAATGTTGTGTCTCGGACATTCTCCATACCCTTGATCATGCCGTATTCAAATGATCTCTTAAATTCATCGTTTGCAGCCATAGCGGCTATTTTCTTTTCCTGAAGAGCATCAGCCTCTGCTCTGAACGCAGCAACCATTTCAGGTGATTTCCCAACAAGCAGTTTATTTAATTCAGCCTGATATTTTATTTGCTCAGAGTGAACTTTGAATTGCTCTGTAGACATACTCATAGCTTCGCGTTCAAGATTAAGTTGATCAATTTGAGCCTGTTGACCAATCAAAAACTTTTCAACCTTATTGCCAGTTTTTTCTAAATCATTGCCATATTTCTTTGCTGCACTACCCGCATCATTTTGTTTAATGATTGCTTCTGCTTGAACCCTAGCTTGATCAATCGTTAACTTAATATTGTTTTTCTTTGCATCTGCTATTAGTTCTAAAGCTAGTTTTTCCTGCTCAGATGCCGTCTTAATATAATATTGGTTATTAAGAAAATATTTTTTGCGAAAAGCATCCATTTCTTCCATAGCTTGCTTGGAATTGTTTGATCGTATTTCTAATGGCTTAAACTCTGGCACAATAGGCGTTTTGCCGCCCATACTCATCCCCATTTCTTTTGTGCCTTGAATTTTGTCTATTGTACCTTGTAATGCTGTGAATGCCTGATAGGCAACTGCTGCCGTGCTTGTTAATTCTAATAAATAAACTAAAAGTTTATCGTCTGGTTTTAACCCAGCTTGTTCTACGAGGTTTTTTATGGTGCTACCAAGTTTCAACAAATCGTCAGATGTTCGCTTTGTTTGTTTAAATTCAAAAAAAACATCTCTAATAGAAAACACAAGTGCGTCGCTCATCCTTCTTGTGTGTTCTAGGTTCTCTCCTGTAACTTTAATTCCCATAAAATCTATTGGTTTTTCTCTAGATAAAATTGAATATTCTAATTTTTTTATAGTTTCGTAGTATTGTATTTGCAGTCTAATATTGTCTTCAGTTTTCTTTTTAACTATATCTAAATTCGTTGTATCTTGTTGTGTTGGTACAAGACCTAATTGTTGGCTTTGTTTTTTAACATTTGCGTCTGCGGCTACCATCTCGTCAGATTGCTGTAAAAATTCTTGCATACTACCGATTGCTGTTTGGAAGTAATTAGAAATAGCAATTCCATAATCTTCAAAAGTTTTTCTTGTCGTTGCAAATCTAGCGTCAATTTTTTCACTAGCATCTAAGATAGCAGGGACAATTTTATCAGCAGTTAACTTGCCTTCCGCACCTAACTCTTTCAATGCACCAACCGTCACTCCAAAAGAATCCGCAATCGCTCTGGCAATTTCTGGAGCATTTTCACGCAACGATCTAAGTTCGTCGCCTTGCAAGACGCCAGATGAAAGTGCTTGCGTAAATTGGGTTACTGCTGATTGTGCTTCAAGAGCAGTTTTCCCAGACAGTTTAAACGCTTTTGATAGCGTCTCTGTCATTTTACTCACATCGCTTTGAGATGTCCCAAGGTTCTCAGTTGCAAAGGCAATACGCCCATAAAGATTGCCAACTTCTGATAATGTTGATCTTGAACTTGATGCAATATCAATAATTTTTTGTTGAGCAATCGCGGCTTGAGCAATATCTAATCCACCTGATTTTAGTTTGTTAGTCATGCCTGTCCAAGCATCAGCATATTGACGAACAGACCCGATTGCCTCGCCAATACCCCCAGCAACAAGCAACCCAAGACTGCCCTTAACTACGCTTTGTAAAGTTGAAAAACTTTTTGAAATGCCTGACATACTTCTTTGTAATGACGCAAATGCCGCACCAGTACTGTCGGAGCCTTTAAGGTCAATTTTGAGAACTTCACTTGCCACTTTTTGACCTTTCCGACAGATACTCTAAGTATGCAATCCATTCGTGAAACTCAGAGACAGACATTTCCTCAATCTCTGAGATTGTCTTGTGCAGCCGATCAGCAAGAGCAATGATGCAAAATCTCTCGTTGTCGGCTTTTAGTTTTTTAAGTGATCATCAACCGACGGCTCAGTCAGTATCAGATTAGCCACCCGTCCAATCACGTCAGGGTCAGCCGCATTCATCAAGTCGCGCTTATGCTCCAAAGTGAATATTGCATCGCCCTTTTCGTCCCGGCACTTCAAGATGAGAACATCTACCAAAACACCAATGTCTGTATCTTTTGATGAATTGAAGAGTCTTTTTTTCTCGGCAAGCGTCATTGGCTTTGAATAAACCATCAAAGATTTACCTTCGTCGCCCCATTCAGGCACTTCGATAACTTTGACTTCCTTTGCAGAAAAATGCGCTTTAGCCCGATCAATAACACTCATTTGTTCCCCTTATGGTACTGTTGATAATGTTAACGTGCCTGTGCCTTGGAAGGAGAATGTGGCTTCAACCATCCCGTCAAATGCCGCAGACCGCTCAATGCTAGTGACAAGAACGCTGCCAGTAAAGTATTTATCAGTGGCTGCGTTTCCTTCAGGATAAAGATTTAACGTCACTCCAGCACCTACAGTTAATGCTGACTGAGCCGATTCGGCTTCATCCCAAAAGCACACAAGAGAGCCAGTGAAATTTTTCATTCCGGCTTTGTAAGTGCGATAGGAATCTCCCATAACAGAATCTTCAATCGTGTCACCCGTTTCCGTGAGTGTGAACGATCTAATTTCTGCCATTGTGTTCGTGCCGATCTTAACGACACCTTCAGAACCTGTATGATTTGCCATGTTAAATTGTCCTTATGCCGCAGTGCCAGTCGTCAAGGAACCAGTTCCTTGAAACGAATATGTTGCCTCAACCATGCCATCAAACGCCGCCGACCGTTCAACGCTCGTTACAAGACCAGAACCATAGTAATAGGTATCGCCAGTGCTTGCACCTTCGGCATAAAACTTAATTGTGATGCTTGAACCAATCGTAAAAGTTGACTGACCATTTGTGTCTGTCTCATCCCAAAAGGTGACGACCGATCCCGTCCAAGTCTTCATACCAGCTTTATAAGTCCGATATGAATCACCCATGATGCTGTCTTCGATAGTGTCGCCTGTCTCTGTAAGAGTCCATGAACGCACTTCTGCAACAGCACTAGTACCGCTGTGAATGACGCCTTCACTTCCTGTATGGTTAGCCATTTAGTCTTCTCCTCAAGCTGGTGACTCAGATTCGGTTTCAGTTGTTCGATAAGTGACCTGAAACGTCATCTTCACCGAGCCAACAGGTTGTTCGCCTGACGCATTATAATCTATTTCCGTTCCCGTCAAAACCGTATCTTTTGCAAGAGCATTGCAAGTAGGATCGGCTAGAATAGCTTCTTCAACGTCCTTGGCAATCGCGTCCAAACTATCGTCTAATCCGCTTGTCCCGTTAACCATGCCCTCAAGAGCAAAATCAACCCGGCGAATAATCTTTCTTGGTCGTGACATTGTTTCTGGTTCAGAGGTTTCTGATACCGTGTAGACGAGCAATGTCGGGAGCGAAACTGAAGCGACTGGATACAATCTGGTCTGATAAACCCGCGATCCTGTGCTGGTCAAATTTGTTACATTCGTAATGATGCGATCTCTGATTTGCTTTCTGAGATGAGACATTACTGCTTCTCCAGAATCAATGTTGTCATGCCAGTACCATCTGACTGCACAACTCTGACCTTATAGGTAATTGCATTGATTAATGCTGTATCATTAAAGCCTGCTGTCGATGGCAACGAGGCTGATGTGCAGACAAACCTCGGTTGCGTCGAGACAAAGCCGACATTGGTATTTGCGTCTGCTTCAAAATATTCGTTATCAAATATCCCGACCACAGATGAGACGCCACCAGCCGCGAGTGTGTATGTCGCGGTTGTCCCGAAATCTGTCGTATTGATCATAAAGAGTCGGTCAGCTTCAGTCTCAACAGCCATTATTCACCTCTAGGCAATCGGCCCTTGCGTTTCGTGAACTCAGGAGCGTCACTGAGGCCGATTGAGCGATCTGACAAGGATTGATCCACCTCAACAATGGATGCCTTCTTGGCCCGTCCCATGTTAATCAAATCCTGCCCTTCACGATCATTCAATTCAATGATTGTGCCAGCTTCACAATAATCGCCTTTTACAAATGTCGCAGTTGTAATTTCAATCTTCATTGCCACTTCTCCATCATTGGCCCAGACATGAACTTGATCCGCTCTGGATATTTCAGATGAGTGCGAACCAAATCCCAAATCCGTATGTCATTCTGATATGCGGTTGCTTTGAAATCTTCATCCACAGGTGAGTGCCAATATCGACGCTTCTGCGAATAACAATCAAAGCCGCATACCTTGATTTCGTTATATCCTAAAAACTCCGCAATCCAAAGTGCCGCTGCACCAGATAATCCGTAATCAGGACAAACCCCAGACCAAACCATCTTTGGATGATCTATCTTGTGATGCGATACTTTCAGGCAAGAGTGATCTTTGACTAGTTCCCACATAGCAGCATCAAGGAACACGACAAAATCTAAAGGCAGTAGCAATGCGTGTTGGTTGACCCCGATTAGATCAATATCCTCTGGCAATCGATATATGTCTTGCAGCAGTGATGGCCCACCGCCAAGAATGGCAACCGAGCGTCCTGATCTTGATCCTTCGATTTGTCTTATGTCTATCATTTTGCTTCCGAATTAATTCGTGAACGATTTCAATGCCACATTACATAATTCGGCGATAAGCAACAAGTCGCCGAATTAATTTGCCGAATTAATTTCCCGTTAATTTCCCGAAATAATTTCCCGTTAATTTCCCGTTTGTTTTTAGCGTTGCAAGCGTTGCAAGCGTTGCAAAGCGTTGCATGGGTCGGTATGCACCGTTGCAAGCGTTGCACACTCCTATAGGAGTGCAACGCTTGCAACGCCTAATGACCATACTTGCCAAAAAAAAGGGACGGTGTGAACCGCCCCTGATCTTCGTTATGTCAGACCGATTAGGTCGTTGTGATGTCTTGGCAAGCCGCGAACGACTCAGCATGACGAACACCAACATCAACGTCTTGGAAGAATGCGAGACGTAGACCACCAGCCGTCGAAAGGGATGCCGTGTCAACAACGATGTCCACCCCTGACCACATTCCGATAACCAACTCATTGAAGTTACCATAAATGAGAGCCGAGCAAACGCTTGTGCTCGATCCTTTGGTGAGTGTCGATGGAACAAGGTTAGTAATCGCAATGTTGTAGCCGAGGAGCGTATTGGCCTCACCAAGGATGAAGTTGCCTTCAACGCCAGACGACTGCTTGCCAGTCGTGCGAAGTTTTGCGGTAACCTTTGGATTGCTGAGGTAGGACAATGCACCTGTGTTTGCATTGGCAACATCAACAGCCCTTTGCAGTGCGTTAACCATAACCCAAGTTGGAGCACCGCCGTTTGTGCCAAGTGCAACTGCACCGATGCCTGTCGTGCCAAGGATACCTGTCGGCTCGTTTGCACCGCCGCCCTTGATTGCAACATCATCGATCTTAGCCGCAATCTGATTCAGTATATCAGAACGGAGAACCGCTTCGACCGATGGGTCTGACTGGATGATCATACGACGAGAAATGTCAACATAACCAGCAACAGTCTTTGGCGACATCGAAAGCTGACCAAATACTGGAGCACCTTCAGTTGGCGAACTTGTTTCCGAAACGAAAGCAACCGTTGTCTTTGTTGCAAGTTTTGGAATTGCTACGCTGCCCTGAAGACCAGTCAACATTGTTGCACCGAGGCCAGCAGTGACAAGTGCGTCACGCAGAGCATCAATGAACAGGTCGCCACGCTGATCAGTACCGATCATGTAGCCACCCTTAGATGTGCTTGTTGCTGTGCCAGAGATGACATCACGCTTCGACCAAGCCATGTCCGATGGAACGTAGAAACCACGGGCAGTGCGGCCTACACGCTTGCTAATTTCGTCGGAGAGTTCACGCTCAAAACCAGCCTCAGACCAGTCCTGACGAGCCTGAGCATTGATTGCCTTCATCAACGAGTAGGAAGACCGCTCACGCTTGTTCAAGCCAACTTCGTGTGTGCCGTTGCCAAGTGCTGTGCTGCCGAAAGATTCGATCAATTCACCACGGAACTGCTCAAGCGACAGACCACGGGCGATTGCCTTTTCAGCAATGTCACGCTTGTTGAGACGAGCACCTGTCTCGATGATTTCTGCATTCTGCTTTACGATTGCGGAACGCATTTCGTCCTGATTAACTTCACTCATTTTAATCTCCTGAATTGGGGTTGAGATAATTTCAATAGACCGACCAACACCAACAGATGAATCCGCCGGCATTGATACAATAGAGGCTTCGATTGGAGTCCATTTATTAACGCGAAAGACCGTCCCGTCTCCCCCATCTTCACGAACCATTTTGTTGACTTGGTAGCCGACAGAAATGTTCTGCCGGATACCGTCAATCACATCGTTGAATACCTCGGTGGCAAGACCGCCTTTTCCAAAGCGGACTGTCGCTCGCATCACACGAGCCGAGCCATCGATCCGTACTTCTTCGATGATTCCGATCTGCTTCTCAGGATCATGGTCGAGCAACAAAGGTGCTCTGCCTGAATTGAGAAACGAAATATCAATGGAACTTGGATCGTGATCCAAGATTTCCACACCAAACGAACGAGCGACTGGCTTTTCAGATGACATTGCAATCTGAACTCTCCGCTCTTCCTCGTTGATTGGAGATGCACTCATATCGTAGCCGCGGTGACGTACTTCAGTTGCCGACCCAGAAGACTTTTGCATATTGTTAGGATCAGTCATTGGCATTTCATCATCATCATGGCCCATCCTTGGAAGTTCCATCTCTGGCTCTTCCTCATATTCTGGCTCTGCCTTTGCAAAAGTAATGACATAAGTTTTATCACTTTCTGCAACATCAATGACGTGTCGTTTTAGAAGTTCCATCGTGCCATGCCTCATTTGTACATCTTTTTGATATACCTCAGCTTCATCAACGACAAAATCACTATTTTTGAGTTCATCTGGTGCCGCTCTGTCCTGCTGATCAATCTTGTCCATCTTACTAGCCTTTCCTTCAGCCCATGCTCTGCCGGGGTCACTACCCCATAATCCCCAGGCGATCCGACCATTTGACGGATAACCATCTTCTCCCGGTCTAAATCCTTCAGCCTTTTTATCGACTTCATGCCGAGCAAAGAAAGAAGTCATCCGACGAATTGTGTCTGGTGAAAGATCAACCTTGTTTGAGATATCTCTAGCCCTCGCAATGCCGACCTCAGTGCCACCCCGACCAAATTCCTTACGCCAAGCAAGAGCACGTTCAGCCTCGCTGACCATTGCGTCAGTAGGAACTAAATTGATCTCAATTCCCTTGTATTGAGCCATTTTCTCCATCCACTAACGGTGTTGCAGGGAGTTTATCTCCAAAAGGTTGGAACGCTGTTTTGATTCCATACTGAGTGGCAAGTTCACCTTCGGCTTGAATCTGTTCAAAGACTTCTTCAACGTCTCGACCGTAATTTGCGGCGATGTCTTGCAGCGTGATGATGCCGTTCTGTAGACCGATGACATGAGCGTTGATTTCCCTCTGAGGATCAATCCAGTTCCAACCTCTTGCACGATAGACAAGATTTTCAGCGAACTTATCGAACTTCGTGATCGGCAATGGAATAGCACCAGTAGCCATCGCCATCGCCATCCACTTCTTGTAAATTGGATCAATGAAGTGTTCGATCATGAATTGTTGAAGAACTTTATAATGATCCCGATCTTCCATCGTGCCTTGTCGTATTGACGAGTAAGATACGCCTTCGAGATTGTTAGCCAGTGAGACATAAGAAACTCCTAAACCAGACGCGATTCCTCGCAACACAGCCTTTTCAAACTCAGCAAATGCTGAAACTGGGTGCTGTGGATCAAACGGTGTGAATTCCATTCCCTTTGGCAACTGCTCAAAAGTCCCCGGCGATGCTTCCATAATCGGCGTGTTATAATCTTCCGTATCCACACCAGAATATCCGTCACCATCTGGAGATGTGAAAAAACCCATTTTAGAGGCTGCTGTACGAGCGGCAACCAATTCTGCCTCCTCGTAGCCGTCAAGCATCTTCAGCCGCGTCAGTGCTGTCGCCATCCACGGGAACCCGCGAGTCTGACCAGCCCGATCAGCAATGAATAGGTGCAGCATCTCTTCAGCAGGAACACGGGTTCGTTTTACGATTGCCGTCTTGCCATAGATCGTATTGCCGGGATGATTCTCTAGTAACCAATACGCAACTGGGCGACCAAACTCGTTGATCTCTACACCCATACGAATCTCGTTCGCATTAAGTGTCGCCTTCATGTTGTATTGCTCGTCGAGGTAATCCGATTCAATAAACTGCAAAGCAAACCCATACGGATTTTCTTTTGTCTCAATGAACCGAACAAGGCATTCGCCGTCTCTTGCGACATTGCTGATGAACATCTTTTGGCAATCTAGCCAAGACATTTTGCCATCCATCGTGCAGACGCCTCTGGCTCCCCACTTATCAAAATTGCGTTCGATGATGAGATTGCCAACTGTATCTAGCGATTTATCTGAGTTGCGACCGCGAACCTGTGTTCTCACTCCAGTTGCACCAACTACGTTAGTGATAATCATCTGAATGTAGCGAGCCGCATAATCATTATTGCGTGAAACATCACGGCAACGATCACGCACAGGACGCAATGCTGGGCGAATTTCAGAATCAGCACTTAGCGTATTTGCTACAAAATCAGCAAATAAACGACCTGTTGATGCAGCCGTGTAAGAACGCTTATCTTGCCGACGAACTGAAACCTGTTTTTTAGTTCTGAAGATGTCTAAAAGTCCCATTTCAGAACCTCACCTTAATGACTGAACCTGTCGATTGACCAGATTGTTTTCTATATTCACGCAGTTCTTTAACCTGTTCGGACTTATAATAATCCCGCCATTCAACTAATTCTGCGATTGAAAGTTTATTTAATGACCGACCATTGATTGAATAACTTGAAACATCTGCATCCGCACGGCCTGACAACAAAGATTCAATCTTTGTAACCATAATGTCAGCATGAGAACGTGGATCAGCATTGGAATTATCAAGATCAGGTAGAATATCCCATGTTCCACGTTCAATTACACGACGATTTGCACCAGTCGATATTTCCAACTGCCAGTGATATGCCCCGACAGTAAAACCAGAAGAGGTTGAACTGGTGACTGTAAATAAATAGTCAGCCTCATAGGCTGTACCTACGATTTGAATCTCAGAGGCCGAGCCAGTTGCAATTTTTGCAACATAGGTCGCTGTGTATGTCGTGTTGAGGTAATCGCCTAGACTTCGCCTCCACAACAAATAATCACCGACAACAATATTGGTCGGGGTGACTGTTGGAGATTGAGTAACATCGAACAAATTAGCCATTTTATCTCCACGAATTGACAAATCCGTTTGGTTTAGAGGAACGTCTGACAGGACGTTGTAGCATCACCTTATTATGCTCAGTCTGTTCTACCTCATTTTCTGAAACGACAACAGATGTTTGCTTTTCATATCGGTTTGCAAGCTGATCGACGTTTGTATTCAAGATGGCTAAAGCCGCAACCGCATAGACTCGGCAATCCAAAGCCTCGTTTCTTGGCCTCATTTTCTGCCATTCTCGACGCATAAACCCTTTATGAAACTTCTTTACCTGTTGCTCGGCAGTCAACTGTCGAAAGTATTCTACATCATAATGATCTGGGAAATGACAATAGCCCGGCCCTTCTTCCGTAATCTTGAATCTTGAATAAACAGTTTCTTTGGCTGTATCGACCCCGACTGGAAACAACTTAATTTTCCCAATGTTGTTTGTGCTCGGTCGGCTGATCAAAGGCTTGCCTTCGCCGCCGATGCCTTTGATAGCAAAATACCGTCGTCCTTCTCTTGCTCTGGCGTAATTGTAAACCGATTGGGTATGATGACCGCCTGAATCAATGCAAACTGCACGGATCGGATACTCTTTGGTGTTTTCTTTTTTGAAGTTCTGGTTCAACAAATTATCCAAGTCCTGCCAGATGATGCTTGATGATGGATCACCGTAGATCGTTTTGTAATCAAGTGACCACGATTCTTCTGATCTACCCCAACCAACAATCTCAACTTCAAGCCGATCATCCTGAACGTCTACACCAGCCGTGATTATCACAACCTTATCATTAAGGTGCTCTCCGTATTCTTCTCTACGGTTTGCTAGATCAAGATCATCAACCCGAACGCCTTGCTCCTCCCACGACTCCCCAAGGTAGGTATTGACCCACACTCTGAGCGTTGCTGGTTGCGGTTTTGCATCCAAGAAGTCTCTAACTCCGTCTGAAAGCATCATCCATGACGAGTAAAGCGCGTTGATTTTGAACCCTGCGCTCCCGTTAAAATCTTTATTTGCTCTCCATTCTCCTCGACGGATAGCCCTGAAACGCTTGGAATCATCCCACTGAGAACCACATTCTTCGCATGAATAGGTAGCCGAATCTGGATCGTCCTTATCAAAGTTTACATTTTGCCACCGCAATGTCTGGTAATGCTGACAATCTTGGCAAGGAACATAATATTCTCGCTGATCTGAATCGTTATATGCGCTTTCAATGCGCGATTGATCCTTGATCGTCGGGGTCGATGCCAAGACAATCTTGCGGTTCCAGAACGTGACAGACCGTTTCTTGGCAAGCAGGATCGGGTCACCTTCAGACCCAGCCGACACAGGATACCGATCAACCTCGTCGCAAAGCACGATCCTGATAGGCCGAGAAGCAAGGCTTGCTGCCGAGTTAGCACCCGTCACCGTCACATGACCGCCGGGGAATATCTTATGCAGCGTTGTATTACCTGAGTCCCTAGTTCGAGGATCGGCAACCTTCCCCTGCAAGCATGGCGTATCTCTTAGCATTGGAGAGAAACGATCCTTTGACCAAGCCTCTGCCATTGATAGCGATGGTTGCACAACGAGGATCGGGGACGGGTCTTGATCGATATGATACCCGATCAGATTATTGATAATTTCAGTCTTCCCAATCTGGGCCGACGACATAATAACGACCTCAGAGATATTCGGGTCTGATACAGCATCCATAATACCACGTTGGTATTCCGCTCTTGACGTGTTCCACTGCCCAGCTTCAGCCGATGCTTCTGGACTAAGACGCCTGTTTTTATCAGCCCAATCACTGACTGTAAGATTGGGTGGTGGCGTCCATATCTTGTGAACCTTCTTCGTCGTCGTCTCCGCTGTCTGATACACGGATAGGATTAATGGTTCTGATTTCGGTATCCGCGAGTTCTTGGAGTGCTTCGTAGATTTCATTTTTGATTATGTCCTGTGCCTCGTTGATAGACTCAGCAGAAACCACCAATGGAGCAATTTTAGATGGGATAGCAATCAATCGAGTTCTAGCATTGGCAACCATGCCTGACCATGCGTGTCGTGCATCATTGGCAGGGATCAAATCACTAGAAAGCTGCTCCCGTTCCATCTCGGCTAGATCGGCCTTGGCCTTGGTCAATCGAGTTCGATGGCTAGAATAATCTCCAGAATCCGATGTATCGCCCTTGATTGTTCTCTCTCTCAAGAACCGAACATAAGCATTTACTACAGGAATGACCTCATATCGGTTGCGTTCTTGCTTTGGGATCACGCCAGCAGTGATTAATTGGCTAACTCTACCCTTAGAAATATCGCAAATCTTGCATAATTCGTCGATTGTTACCGTGAAATTGTGCATTTTTTACCCATAAATTTGATCCATATGCCGTTAGATGTATGGAAAATTGAGTCCCACCGCCTAGTTAAAGTCTCTAACCAAGCATCGGCACTCAGTAAAGTCAGGTGAAGTTTCTCTCCAATGAGCAATCCGCATGAATCTGGTTGCAGTGCAATCTGGAAAAACACCTTCTCTCCGACAACACGATGAATCTCGTCTAAGGTTTTCTCGACCATGCTTGATGGTATGTGTTCCATAACATCGCAACAGAACCCTAGATCAGCGTGGAGATCATCTGGCAATGACCATAAGCAGGATTCGATAAATGGAAGGTTTGTCACCTCGACAGCCGTAGGTACAAAATCAACTAGCTGAACATCGTATCCAAGATTGGCAAACACCTCACCACCTCGACCAGTGCCGCAGCCGAGATCAAGCAACGTCTTGGTTCGATCAGGAGCAAACAGTTTGTGAGCCGAGACCGCGGCTTCCTGCCCCGGCGAGAACTGACGATATTCATCAAAAGACCAGATGCGTTCGTACTTAGCACGTTCAATTTCTTCTAACATCATTTCCTCGTTGCCATAGCTTTGGCTAAGTTCTTTGTGAAGGAGCGTTGCAAGTTTTCATGAGCCACTTTTTTAATTGCATCGTAATATGGGAAACTTTTTTTAATATGCGCTCTAGGCTTCAAGATATAATAAACCTTGAATTGCCCTTTTACACCTCGTTTAGCAATCTTTGCAAAGCCGCCACCAACGCTTGAAGGTGACTGAGATATTAAAGAAGCCTTATATTTTGCTGCATTAACCTCTCTTCCTGCAATAGCCATCACGCCAGTTTTCTTTAATTTGATTTTGAAGAAATTAGGCTGAATCAATAGTGCAGATGGTTTGTAAGCTGCCTTAACCTGACCACTTGCACCCCGAATGAAGTTTTTAACCCTTCGACCGGGGATTGCTACATTAGTGCTGGACTGAGATGTCTTGGTTCCACCAGATTCATGTCTAGATAAATATCTGGTAGATTTTTTACCTTCTTTTGCTAATCGATCATAGATTGAGGCAGTCAAAGTTTTCTTGTTTGCCTTTTCAACTCTAAAAATTACGCCTGCGGTTCTTGGGTTTTTAACTTGAAACGACCTTGGATAGGTTTTTTCAACAATTTCATGCCTAGCCATGAACGCTATATCAGTTAAAGTGTTGGCAACCGCAAAAGGAACCTGCTTTCGAGCAGCCCCAATCCGTTCTGCAAACTGAATAAAATTCGACTTTAAGGTGATTTGCATGAAGGTTTCTCC